TAATTCGCCAATTGGCGAAAGTCGGTTAATGCCACGGTCAATGACACAACCGGCCTGCTGAAAACTGTCAGGTGCGGATGATAATGCAATCGTGCTTTACACTCGCTATAAATTCCTATAGCGAGTATGACTTATGTGTTTCGGCGGCTCTCCTGCACCATCTGCACCACCTCCACCCCCCCCACCTCCTCAGTTGGCACAATCACCCGATGTGGCTGCGGTCAAGGCGTCCACGTCTGCCAATAATATTGCCGGCGGTGGCGTTACTCCATCAACGACCCTGTTAACCGGTGGGCAAGGCGATACCTCGGCCATGGCACTGGGCAAGAAAACCTTATTGGGGGCGTAATGGCCGATGATCAGATCAAGTTATTGAATCAACGTTGGGGCGCACTCAAACAAGAGCGCTCCAGTTGGATGGGACAATGGATGGACGTGTCTGCCAATCTGCTGCCGGTCAATGGTCGTTACTTTATCAGTGATCGCAACCGGGGCTTTAAGCGCTTCAATACCATCTATGATTCAACCGGTACCCGTGCCTTGCGGATATTGTCAGCCGGAATGATGTCGGGCATGACTTCGCCCTCACGCCCCTGGTTTCGACTGTCGGTTAGTGATACAGACTTGATGCAGTACCAACCGGTGAAAGTCTGGCTGAATGCCGTGACTGATCAAGTGGGTGACGTGATGGCCAAGTCCAATTTGTACCGGGTATTGCATTCGATGTATGAGGAGCTGGGCGCGTTTGGTACCTCGGCTGCTCTGATTGCTGACGATTATAAGAATGTCATCCACCTGCATCCCTTTACCATCGGTGAATATGCCATTGCTACCAACTGGAAAGGTGAGGTAACGACCCTGTACCGGGAGTTTGATAATACGGTGGGTGCCATTGTTAAAGAGTTCGGACTAGATAACTGTTCCAGTGCGGTGAAATCCGCCTATCAACGTGGCGCACTGGACCAATGGATAACCTTGGTACATGCGATTGAGCCCCGCACTGATCGAGATCCTGCCAAGAAAGACAGCATCAATATGCCTTGGCGCTCGGTGTACTTTGAGAGGGCATCGACCAATAAATCTGTCCTGCGTGAATCCGGTTACAAGTCGTTCCCCTGTGTCTGCCCACGCTGGCAAACTGCCGGTGGCGACATTTACGGGGTTTCACCCGGTATGGAAGCGCTGGGCGATATCAAAGGCCTGCAGTCGCAAGAATTCAGAAAGTTACTGGCCATCGACTATCAATCGAACCCACCGATTCAAGTGCCCTCATCAATGAAGAATCGGGAGACAGAATTGTTCCCGGGTGGCGTCAGCTACTATGATGCCCAGGCCGGCTCGCAAGGCATCAAGACCGCGTATGAAGTCCCTCTGAATATTAGCAACCTGCTGGCTTCCCAACAAGATACCCGGCAACGGGTCAACGCAGCATTCTTCTCGGATTTGTTCATGATGATCAGCGGTCAAGATACCGGTCGGATGACGGCAACTGAGGTTACCGCTCGCAATGAAGAAAAGATGCTGATGTTGGGGCCGGTGGTTGAGCGTCTCAACAATGAATTACTGGATCCCTTGGTGGAAACCGTCTTTGAACGGTTGCTGACCGCCAACCTGTTACCGCCACCTCCCGAGGAGTTGCAAGGCCATGACCTCAATATCGAATATGTCTCGATGCTGTCACAAGCGCAAAAATCTGTTGCTACTAATTCAATTGACCGCTTTGTTGGCGCTCTTGGCCAGCTCGCACAAATCAGGCCCGATATCTTAGACAAGTTTGATCCTGATCATTGGGTGGATCTGTACAGCGACAAGCTGGGTATCGATCCCGAGTTAATCATCCCGGGTGAGCAGGTAGCCATGATCAGGCAACAACGCGCGGCATCACAACAACAAGCCCAACAACAGGAAGCCATGATGAATGCCAGTCAGACGGTCAAGAATTTAGGCCAAACCTCAACACAGCCTGGCACTGCGTCAGGGGATCTACTCAACAAAATGCAAGGACAACCCTAATGACCAGAAAAATAGGTAATTCGCCCTTTATTTACGATGACCAAGGCATCAGAGCATTAGGTGTCATTAATGCGGACGGCAGTATCTCTGCTTTTGTTGATCCACAAGCTACTAGCTCAGTATCCATGATCAATGGGGGCTCAAGAGCAGGGATATGCTCGGGTGGATGGCCGGCAGCCACGGGCGTTAATTTCATGGCTATTTCGCTAATACACGCGCGGGACAGATTGTCTACAATAAGCCTGGTGCTAGCAAATGTCTGTGCGTATTATTCAGCAGGCGCGACAACGGAAAACAATTTCGGAGCCGTGGCACCCGCCACTATACGATGCTCGATTGAATATCCGATAGGCAGCACACCTACTGCGCTAAAATTTTCTGGATCAATAAGTGGCAATATTCCGGCAGGATCTTTTTTGAAAACGGATGCAATTACATTGCCGGTGATCATCCCTAGGGGCGCTATATTTAAATTCCGAGCATATTATCAAAGTCCGGCCGGGGTCATCCTGCAGTCGACGTCCCGAGTTGCTGTCGCAGCCGGTGAGTGTTATCAATTCGGATCAGCAGCCGCACCGGCTCCCAACTTAGTGTTAAGTACAGCATCATGCACAAATGATTATCTAGTCAGCTATCTACCCGCTGCCGTGCTGACCTCTTCAATGAGACCGAGTGTTTATATACTTGGAGACAGCCTCATAGGTGGCAACTTTAATGCATCTGATGCTCAGGATGCCAGTCTATTCAGGGGTTTATTAAGCCGGGCGATCTTGCCCTATTGTGCCGGCAGCGATGTATCTGTACCGTCTGACCGACTGTCGCTTTTCGCGGCTGGTAACTCATCAGCTCGCGTAGCGCTGGCAGCATACCACTCGGCTGTTATATGCAATATGGGTATCAATGATATATTTTCTGGATCTAGAACATTAGCGGACTTACAGGCAGATGTGATTAAGATTGCCAGCTTCTTTACTGTGCCAGTGTTTTTTTGTACTTTGCTGCCAAACACTACATCTAGTGATTTTTGGGCAACATTAACGGGTCAAGCAGTTAACCTTGTGCAAGACGCGGTGCGAACATCATACAATGACTGGCTGCGCGCCGGAGGCATTGCGGGCGTGTCTGGTTGCGTTGAACTGGCAGATCAAGCCGAATCATCAAGAAATTCAGGGAAATGGAAGGCGTCGTCAGTGATTGCCACCGGATCAGTTACAGGTGTCGTGATGACGATAGCCACCGTCACGATAGGTGCATTTGCAATCGGTCAGCACGTCACGTCATCTGCTGGATATATCGGTAAAATCGTATCGGGCAGTGGATTAACGTGGACGCTTGATCAAAGTATGCCGGGGGGTGTCACATCAACAACTATCTACGTTGGCTATACACAAGACGGTATCCACACGACCGCAAATTTTAACTACAGCCTGTATGACAACGCCGCTGTTCCTGTCGCATTGCTTTGCTAAATCTCATATGAAACTAATCAGCATGAAAAAGAACTGAATGGCAATGGCGAGAGCACTTATTGTCAGTCTTCAAAATTTGGTTATGGCTTAACGCTGTATCTGGACAATGATCAATGCGAGGCTTTAGGCGTTCCAAGGCCATGAAGGCCGGTACGCAAGTCACCCTGCAAGCGGTCGCCATTGTCACCTCGGCTAGTGAATCCCTGGGGTGTGATGGCGATGATAAAGGTACGGATGTCAGTGTATCACTGCAAATCACCGAGCTGGGCTTGGCTACCAGCGGCGTACTCAAGAATGCCGCCCAGCTGCTTTACGGTGCAGGTGCGGATGATAATTAAAACCGATGATACGCTATAGCCATGGACACTTTTAACGAAAAACGCACCCAGAACGAACTGAGACGGCAGGTTGACGAACAACAAGCCGAGCAGGATTTTATGGCCATTGCAGAAACGCCGGAAGGTCGGCGCTTTATTAAGCGCTTGCTGGCTGAGTGCCATGTTTATCAATCTACTTTTACCGGTGACGCGCTAACCTCGGCACACCGCGAAGGCAAAAGAACGGTCGGGTTATGGGCCTTGGAGCAATTCAATGCCTGCCCTGATTTATACCTGCAATTTTTAACGGAAAAAACCCATGACTGAAGCTGTTACTGATCCGGTTGTTACTGATCCGGTTGTTACTCCTGTCACAAAGACATCAGTGGCCGAGACGGTTACTGATCCGACACCTAAGCCCGAAGCTACACCGGAACCAGCCCCGCTTGAGTATACCGACTTTGCCGTCCCGGAAGGCTCTACCCTGGATGGTGGTGTCCTGGAAGATTACAAGTTGGCGGCCAAAGAGTGCGGGCTGGATCAAGCCAACGCACAAAAACTGATTGAATTCGGGGCGATTGCACAAGCCAAGGCGCTGGAAAAAATAAGCGCTGCCTGGTCGGCAGATTCTATCAACGACAAAGAGTTTGGCGGCAACAAGTTAAACGAGAATCTGGCAATAGCCAGCAAGGCGCGCGACGCTTTTGCAACACCCGAGTTACAGGCGTTACTGGAATCATCACGACTGGGCAACCATCCCGAAATGATCCGGGTGTTTTACAAAATAGGCAAGGCCATGTCGGAGGATAACTTAGTTCCCGGTGGTCGTGCTCCCTCAGCATCGCAAAGCGCAGCTGAAAAACTTTATGGCAATCATTGAGGCAGTATAGATGACAACACTAACAAGTAACTTTTTAACCCTGGCTGATTGGGCCAAGCGTGTCGACCCTGACGGCAATGTGCCGGTAGTCGCCGAGCTGCTGTCGCAGACAAATGAAATCCTGGAAGATGCGCTGTTCACGGAAGGCAATTTACCCACCGGTCACCGCGTTAATATCCGTACCGGTTTACCGTCGGCCTACTGGCGCTCAATCAACCAAGGCGTACCCACCTCTAAATCAACAACTGCGCAGGTTGATGAGTCCATTGGTATGCTTGAGGCTTATGCCAGAATCGATAAAGATTTAGCGTTGCTCAATGGTAATACCGCTGCTTTTAGATTGTCTGAAGATTCGGCATTTTTGGAAGCGATGAATCAGACGCAGGCGGAGACCCTGTTTTATGGCAACCCTTCCAAGGATCCGCGTCAATATCTGGGGCTTAGCCCGCGTTATGGCTCAGTGGCGGCGGGTAACAGTCAAAACATTATAGATGGGCAAGGTACATTAGGTAATAACGCCTCTATCTGGCTCGTGGCTTGGGGCGAAAACTCCGTATTTTGCACTTTCCCTAAAGGTTCAGAAGCGGGTTTGGTACATACCGACCAGGGTGAATTGACGGTTTATGATGCCAATGGCAATCCTTACCAGGCACTGCAAACTCATTATCAGTGGAAAAGCGGCTTGGTCGTTAAGGACTGGCGCTATGTGGTGCGTATTGCCAACATCAATATGGCTAATCTGACCTCGGAATCAGCCGCCGCAGATATTGTAAAGCTGATGTCGAGGGCATTGGATCGTATTCCTAATATGGGCACTTGCAAGCCGGCATTTTACATGAACCGCACCATGTTCTCCATGTTGCGCATTCAATCACTCAATAAATCACAAAACGTGATGAGCATTGCGAAGGGCTTGGATCAGTTTGGGCAGGCATCCAACTGGCTGGACTTTCTGGGCGTGCCGATGCGTAAAGTCGATCAATTGTTAAATACAGAAGGAAGGGTGATGTAGTCATGGCTTATATAGACAACAGCTTAATAGTATCGGGCAGCGTAACCATTGCTGGCAGTATTGCTTATCAAACGCCAACACTAACCGCCAATGCGGTCACGCTATCAACTAATGTCATTGACCTTGGATTGGCGCGCGACATAGGGGAAGGCGGCGACTTATTTATGAGAGTATTAGTGGGTACCGGATTTTCTGCAACCGCTGCATGTACAGTTGATTTTCAGGTTATATCGGCACAGGATGCAGCACTAACCACTAATGTTACCGTTATTGGTGCTGCTGGCCCCACGCCTGTATCAAATACAGTTTCCGTCGCAGCTGCCGCTTTAGTTGCCGGCATGACCTATAAGGTCGTTGCTATCGGTACCACTGACTTTTCCCTAATTGGTGGCACCAATACAGTCGGATCTATCTTTACTGCAACCGGAGCAGGCACAGGCACAGGCACCTCACAACTAAGCGGTCTGACCGCAGGCACCCGAATGGCAGTGGCCCTGAGCCCATCCATTAGCAATAGAGGTCAGCGTTACCTGGGTGTCAGATTTTTACTGGCAGGTACGTTGCTGACAGGCTCTGCTTTTATTGATCTTGGCGTTGATATTCAAGACGGCCAAAAATTTTACCCCGGCGGCTTCGCAATTTTATAGGATTATTTATGTCACGGTACACGGTATTACAAAAATCATTTATCAATAACATGATTGTCGAAGAAGGCGATATCGTCGAGTATGACGGCGAAGTCTCTGGTAACTTGGAATTGATTCCCGAGCCGGTAACAACCATAGAGGACTAGCCATGAACCTGGTCAAACTAAAAAAAACCACTATCGTCACCGTAGAGGCGGCGCGTATTAGCACGCTCACGGCAACGCTTGATGACGGCACGCCACTGAATATCACCGGCCCCGCCTCTGTAGGCGACTGGGCGGTTAAGGATGAGCAGGGAGTTGTCAGTATTTTGTCTGACGCCACCTTTCAAACTGAACAAGTCACCGAATAACATGGCGACCACTTACACCAAAATGACGGATGCCTTGACCGGTGCGGTCAGCTTTATCGAGTCGCCTGCCGGACAATCGTTTGGCGACTGGCTGAATGCACGCGGTACAGAAACCACTACCCATCTCGGTGTGGCCAGCGGTGCGGCACTGGTACCCTTAATTATTGGCACAATCACCGCTGCACTGGCGGGTGATATCCCTGGCGCAATGAGGTCTGGAGTACCGGCATTGATCGGTATAGCCGGCGCACTGGCCGCCATTATTACTCCGACCCCTAAAGGCATTACTGATGCGCAAATTAAAACCGCTGTTACTGCTTTGTCTCATGATGAGCTTATCAAGCTGCTCACGACTGCAAGTGAATCCGGCGCTGTGCAAACCGCCGCAAGCACCGGTTAGTCTGGCACAACTGATGACGATGACAGATGATCAATTACGTACAGCGGCGGTGTTACAGTTGCAACGGCAGAGGGACTGTCAGCCATGATTGGTAAGGATGAGTTAAAAGCCCTGCTTGAAGGGATTTTAGACGAACGGGAATCGAGTGAGCACTATGAAGAACATGAGTGGATTCGTGAACGTATCAAGGTAGAGCAGGCCCGCAAGCGCATGTATCGCCAAATAACCAAAACTGCAATCAGTTGGTCAGTCCCGTTTTTATTAACCGGTGTAGTCTATTGGTTGCAAACCTGGCACTGGCCGCAACCCTAAAAAACAAAACCCCCGACACCGGGCAAGGTATCGAGGGTTTCTGATTCAACACCAAACCCAAACTTTAGTGAGAACCTGTGAAACATTATATTGATTTATTGATACTTATGAAAGACTTATCTTCAATTAGATTTTTTGCTATGTGGCTGATTTGCTTGTTTTTGTCGCTGGCACCTTTAGTCGCCGCTCTTCGTTGGTGGTAACCACATTATGACCGTACAAAATACAGCGATTAGGAAAGCAGGCCCGTCACAGGGTAACGGGATTAACACCAGTTTTTCGTTTACCTTTAAAGTTTTCTTAACGTCAGAGGTCTTGGTGACCTACCTGACAGCAATCGGTACCGAGTTGGTCTTGGTGCTGGCGACTGATTATGCGGTTGCACTAAACCCGGATCAGAGCGCTGCACCGGGTGGCACGGTTGATCTGGTCGTGGCTCCCGCTACCGGTACCTATATCACCCTCAGTTCACGGGTCGCCAATACCCAGAATTTATTACTGACCAACGCTGGTGGCTTTTATCCACAATCCATCAATGACGCATTGGACCGGATAGTTATTCAGGTGCAACAACTGGCCGAGCAGATTTCTAGGGCGGCAGTGGCTCCAGTATCAGGGATAGGCACGCAAAACCCAGCAAGCTTAGTCTTTAGCGTAAATTCGCTGGGCATTCCTGTTTTATCGGCCTTAGCCAATATCGCGCTAACAGCTGTTTCAAGCTTTATGGCAACGGTATTGGGATCGAGCAATGCCACCTCGGCTCAAACAGCACTGGGGTTAGCTGGACTCCTAGAGCCAATAGCTGTCGGCACCCTGATTACTTTTGCAGGGCCTTCGCCACCCAGCGGTTATTTAATGTGTCCTCTGGCATTGTCAAATATCAGCCGGACTACCTATAGCGCATTATTTGCCGCCATTGGTATAGCATGGGGCGCGGGCGATGGATCTACTACGTTTGGCCTGCCGTTTTTTCCAGCTGATTATGCACCTGTGCAAGCAAGTGCCAATGTAGGGTCGTCAAGCGTAGGTGCTGTTATTTCACATACCCACTCATATGTGGCGGTTAGTGTTGCAGCAGGTATGCAGCCTGCCAGCACAGCTACTTATACAGCAACCGCAACTGCTGCGACAGGTGCGACAGGCGGAGCGGCCAATCTTGCTGCTGGAAAAAGAGTGCTATTTTGCATTAAATATTAATGGAGGTTAGTATGAAAAAAGTTTATTTATATGATGAATACGGGGTATTTACGAGCGCCTACGACGCTCAGGAAAGCCCACTGGAGCCAGGGGTATTTATCATTCCTAACCTATCAACTGATAGCGTCCCCATATTAGCGCCTAAATCATGGCCTGTACTTATAAACGGCAAATGGGAAAGTGTCCCCGATTATCGCGGCGTGGCTTTTGATACAGCAACAGGCGCAGAAATTGAGCATAAAGAGCTAGGCAACCTGCCTGATAACCTAACATTGATAGCCAAACCTTCAGGTGATTACCTGTGGAGTAATGGCGAATGGGTAGCCACAAGCAATACTCCACTACCCGTTCCTATTATCACCGTGACCCCTTGGCAAATCCGTAAAGCCTTAAACCAGCTTGGGCTAAGGGCCGCGGTTGAGTCGGCAATCACAACCAGCACCGACCAAACCTTAAAAGACGGCTGGGAATTTTCCAATGAAATCACGCGCAATAGTCCCCTGGTCATCAGCATGGCAACTGCGTTAAACAAAACCATAGCGGAAATTGATGGGCTGTTTGCTTTGGCGGTCACACTGTAATGGCCTCCGATGTTGATATCTGTAATCTGGCTCTGGCACGCTTAGGTGATGAGGCCAACGTGTCCAGTATTAATCCCCCTGATCCATCAGCACAAGCCAACTATTGCGCCAAGCTTTACGCGCTGTCCCTGCAAGCGGTTCTTGATGATAACAACTGGGGCTTTGCCACCAAAACCGCCACGCTGGCAGCGGCTTCAGTCAATGATTCCAGTCTGTGGCCGTATGCGTATGCCGTGCCCAGTGACCTGGTTAATATTATTGCCCTGTTTGACGTCAATGCGACCGGGGATCTTAATTATGGTGGCAGTGTTAATGCCGGTAATGGCACTCTGTATGGAGCAGGCGGCCTGTCCGGTCCGGCACCGGGCAACCGCTTTGCTGTCCACGGCAACCAGCAAAGCTACTCGCTGGAGCTGGACAGTAACGGCAACGCCATTCTTTACACCGATCAGGCTAACGCACTGTTGAAATACGCGGCTTATATCACCAATACCCAAAGCTTCCCACCCTCCTTTGTCGATGCACTGGCGTGGAAGCTGGCCAGTAATTTGGCCGGAGTGATTATCAAAGGCGATGTGGGTGTGGGCGCAGCAATCAAGTGTATGCAGGCCTATCAAGCCGCCTTGGCGAATGCCGTTAACTCGGACACACAAAACCGTCATGTGTTCCCTCGCCCCTTCCCATCAGGGATTGCTGCCCGTGCCTAATGTCCGCATCTTAAAAAATAATTTCTCAGGCGGGGAGCTATCCCCCGAACTGTTTGGCCGTATGGATATTGCCAAAGTGGCTTCAGGTCTGGCAACCTGTCGCAACTTTATGGTGATGCCGCATGGGGTGGTTGCCAACCGCCCCGGCTCGCGGTATGTCAATGCCGTCAAGAACTCGGCCAACCCGCCGCGACTGATCCAGTTTTCCTTTTCCAACAGTCAAAACTTTGCCATTGAGATGGGTGCCGGTTATTTCCGGTTTCATACCTTGGGCGCTACCTTGCTCAGTGGCGGTGTGCCTTATGAGATTGCCAATCCTTACGCACAAGCGGATTTATCCAGCATTCATTATGTGCAGTCCGGCGATGTAGTGACCCTGGTACATCCCAATTATGCCCCTAGGGAGTTGGCACGCAACGGCAATACCGATTGGGTACTAT